GTTAGCAACATCATCGTCACCAGCCTCTTCAACTTTTACTTTACCTGCACTAGCCGCCGCAAAATCCCATGCAAGAGATAATCCGTCTAATGCGTCTGATCCTTGAGATCCTGTAGGCGCTACTACTGTTAACTTACGTCCAGCAATTTTACTTACTTGGTAAGTTTCACTATCGTTACCTTGCACAGATATACTCATCTGACCTGCTGTTAAGTTAGCAGGTAATACACCAGATGTTAATGTACAAGTGTGTTCTGTATCATCGGCACCTGTTTCAGCAACAACGAATCTTTTAGATCCTTTTTGTCTGATAATAGTACCTTCTTTTACTCCACCGCCTGAATTAAAGTTAACTTTGATTTCACTTGCACCAGCAGTTGCACCGCCAGCCGCTGTTGTAAACAGTCTTTTGTTAAGTGGTCTTCCCATTTTTTTTCTCCTATATAAGTAGTCCTATCCGGGTTCTATCCGGTACGCTGTGGGTTAAACAGCATAAGTCCGTTGCATAATTGCAACTTCCTTTGTGACAATGTATTTAGTCTACCCTTGTGAAAAGATGCATAAGGTGTACATTATTAAAATCTTGTATTGCTCTATTAATAGAATTACATTGTTCTTTGTGTTGTTGTATAATAGAGTCTCTACGTTGTTGTCTATATTTTAATTCTATTTGTGAAAGTTTGTTTATTTCACTTCGCATACCTGAACAAAATTTTACAACATCAAAATTAAATTCTGGTGCTGTCTTAGAAAGTTTTCTTAATTCACTTTCTACTTCGGGCCAATCTAAACTGTTTGTTACTTCCTTCATAAAAATATTTAAAAAGGTCATAAAAAAAGGGCGACATAAAGCCGCCCTTTTTGGTGTTTTTACTCTCTATTATGAGAAAGAAACGTTACTGATTGCAACTTCACCTAAGTAGTCACCAGCATTACCAAGAGATGATGCAGTGTTGTTTAACTCTACATAACCATATCTTGTCATAAAGCCTACTACTGGTTCGAATGTATCAGGATCTAATACTACACCTGAAGACATTAGAGGAATGTATGGGCAATAGAATGCCGCCGCATCAGCCTCTGATGAACCTTTGTAACCTACTAGTACTGCTGTATCATCAGCCGCATAAGAATCTACATAAATTCTCATTGCGTTGTTCAAAGTACCTACAAATTTAGTGTTTGTTGGTGCTTCAAAAGTACCTTCTGTTGATCTTGCAAAAGCAGAAGTTGCAGCAGATTGAAGAATTGTTAACGCTTGTGGCGAAACAACTGCCCAGTTACCTGCACCTCTTCTTGTTCTTTGTGCAATTTTATTTGCAACTCTGTTGATCATTACAGCCAATGCCGCGTGTTCGTCTCCTACGAAAGTAGCAGTACCTGAAACAGCCGCTTGGTTGTAAGTTTCTTCAGTAGCCGAAAGTGATCTAAGTGAAGCAAGGATCTCTTGATCGATCTCTGCAGTAATCTCTTGAGCAAGTGCCGCCATGATTTCTGCTTCGATATCAATACCTTGTTGTGCTTGAGCATCTTGAGCCGCTTCAAAAGTCCATCTTGCTGATAGTTTTCTGCTTTTCGCTTCTACTGCCTGCTTTAAGATTTGAATGCTTAATCTGTTTCCAGCACTACCTTCAAGAGCCGCTGTGTTACTACCTTTACCGGCAGTTGTATCACCAGAGTAAGCAGTACCAATTTTGAATGGTGATAGTGCTTCATCTCCAGCAGTTACATCGTTTGCAGTACCAGTTGCGTCGTTAGTATCTGCATAACGTACTCTTAAAGTATGAATTTGTGAAACCGGTCCAGCCATAGGTTGCACACCAACGATCTCGTTTGCGATCACAGTTGGCATAACACGTCTAATTACTGGAAGAATCACTCTGTTTAATGTTGCAACATTCCCTGCGGAAGTTGCCCCAGCAGTTGCCGACTCAGCGAGATAACGTCTAGTGTTCTCGAGAGTGACGTCCATTACGCTCTTCTTATGTCCGTTAAGACCTTCCATAAGAGCATCTTTGGTTGCCTGCCAGTTTTCGTTTATAATGTCTGACATTTTGTCCTTCTCCTTTTTTAGTTTAATCCCGCTAATTTGCGGAGTTCAATTAAGTTTGACTTTTCTTCTACCGGTTGTCTAACCTCTTTATCGCCTGTTACTTCTTTGCCTTCTGTAATTGCCTGTTTTTGTCCCTTTGGTGCATCGTCTTTCATCACCGCTGGTAGATATTTGTCAAATGCTGTGTGCAATTTTTCAGTTTGCACTGACTCTAATAGTTCTGACATGATGTTTTTCTTGTCAGTACCTAATGGAGCCAATAACTCATTCATCACTGCAACACGTTTCGCTGTGTCTTTAGCAACAGAAATTTCTGCTTCCTTAGACTCCACAATAGTATCTTTCTCTGTGATGGTTTTCTTAGCCTCTGCCAATTCTTCTTCTTTCTCAGCAACGATTTTCATTAACTTCGCAGTTTCTGATTTTTCGTTTAAGTATGAGTTAGAATATTCATTAGCAAATGCTTCGAACACTTTTCTACCAAAGTGATTTTCTCTAGCGGCTGTAATATCTTCCTTCAACTGCTTCATTTCTTCAGCAAGTTTCTTACCTACAGTCTCTTTTACAATTTTCGCTGATTTCTCAACAAAAGTTGCTTTCACTTCAGCAAATTTTTCCTTGGCTTCTTTTACAAGTTTTACCTTGGTTTCTGCCAAGTCTTTTTTGTCTTCTGCGAACTCATTGATTTCTTTCGCTAATTGCTTAACGCAAAAATCTTCGAGTTTTGCAAAGTTTTCTGAAACTTTTTTACGGTCTTCATTTAACTCTGCAATTTCTTTAGTCAACTGCTTGAGCATAAACTCTTGCAGTTTATCAGAATGTTCCGAAACTTTCTTCTTATATTCAACTCTTGCTTCCGCAAGTGCTTTCTTATCTTCAGCAATTTCTTTAATTTCTGATTCTAAACGCTCGGAGACCATGCTATCAATCGCTTCGACCATGTTTGACTTATCATGTTCGTAACGTTTAGCAAACTCTTCGCGGAGTTCAGCAGTAACAGTGTTTTTGTTTTCTTTGACTTTTTCGTCCCAAGCCGCTGTAAGATCTGAACGTACTTCTTCACTTAACAAGCCTGTTTCAAAAAGTCTATTAAACATATCACTCATTGGCTTCTCCTTTTAATTACTGCAAGCCTTTTATGACTCGTAGCATCTGTTCTTTGAGATACTGCTGGGCCTTAGCATCTTTCGATACTTCATGCGCCATCCTAATCGCACTATAACCACCTGATGTATTCATCAAATGTTCATAGATTGGCGTAGGATAGGCTCCCGGCGCACTTGGTTGTGCTACCACATCAACTGTGATAATTTCAAAACCGTTAACTTCTCCAGTGGATTCATTAACTTCACCTGCTCCACGTGAACTGACTCCCAATTTCACACCTGATTGCAACATGGTTTTTACAAGATTTCCCATCGGGGTAGGTAAGATTTTCATCTTACCAAACCCGTTAGGTCCATCCATCCACATATCGGTAATCATATGCGATACACGATCTAAATTTACTTTTAAATCATCTGGGTGATCAACTTCACCTAGTACAGAATAACCGCCGTCGATCTGATCCTTGAGTGTCTTTACAGCGTTGCCTATCTCGGAGACAGGGTAAATTCGCTGATTAGCGTTTTTAACTCCACCCTGAATACAAATGCCTTTTAGATAAAGGTCTTTGGATTCTCCTTCACCTTTTGACTCAAGGGTGACTTGCGCCTGATCGAACGTAAGATGTTCTCTTAAGTATGCCATATTGGCTAACTCCTATTATTCAGCACTTTTAGGTGCAGATGCTTTTTTGTAAGTGTCTCCAGCCTTAGCACCTGGTTCATTCTCGAAAGATTTTCCCATGTCTTTGGCTTTTGCACTACCGCCTTTTTCTTCACTATGTCCGCCCATTGCGTGTGCTTTAGCATCGTTAGGTGCTTTGGCATTTGACGCTACTGGTGAACTAGTGTTATCAGCGCCTTCTGAATTTGATGGTGCAGAAACTTTTTCAACATATTCTCTCATAGTTTCTGTTGCGGATTTGTCTTTTGCACCTTCTTCAACTTCCTCAGTTGCTTCTTCGTCAGTTGCTTCAATAGCCACTTCTTCAGTTGCTTCTGGTTCCATTGCTTCTTTTTCGGCTTCGTCTGATTCTGCTTCCTCGTCGTCGCCCATGTCGTCACCTTTATCAGCCATCATTTCTTCAAATTCTGACTTAAGATCGTCTAGTGCGTCTTCGAGATCAACAACGCGGTCTTCTAAGTCTTCATGATCTTCTTCATGATCGCTTTTTTCACCGTCGTCATCGTAATCTTTTTCCATTTCGTCGCTAACGTCTGCCATCATATCGTCTGTAGCATCGCCGCCGACTTCTTCAACTGCTTCTTCTTCGAAGTTTTCTTCGACTTTATCTTCGTCTTTTTCTTCGTCAGTTGCTTCTTTAGTAGTTTCTTCAACTGCTTCTTCTTTTTCATCAGTTGCTTCGTCTACTGCTTCTTCTTTTTTATCCTCAGATGCTTCTTCTACTGCTTCTTCATCAGCAGGTGCTTCTGATTCAATTAAACCCTGATAGATTTCTTTAGATTTCTCTACAACGATATCATGAAAAAGTTCTTCTGCTTTTTCTTTTTCTTCGTTGACAAGAAGATCTAATAATTGTTCAAATTTGTTATTATCTGACATTGTATTTTCTCCTTTATTCGTGGTTAATAGGCAAGGCTGTCAAGTATATTTACGAAAAAACCACTTTTACCAGTAGAAATAGGCCTATTTTTATGCTTTTTGACAAAATAAGCATTATTTGATGACATTTTCAAACTCGGAATAGTCGACATTTCGTAAATTACCATAGTTGTTTAGTTGGGCAGGACAAAAGTCACCCACATTAATTACCCTAAAAAACTCTGTTTTAGGTGCAGATTTGATTACGTTTTCGGTTTGCCTTAGCCAATTGCCGTAGTAGGTTGCAGGTTCTTCACTCTTCTT